AGAAGTATCTAAATTAAAAGTAAATCTTGAGGAATGTGGAGATGCTTTTTACGGTACTATCTTTGAAGAGTTTTACGGTTCAGGAACTGCAATAGATGACTTAACTGATACAGTTGTAGGTGAAGTTGCTCGTAAAAGAGTTGCTGAAGCAATCGCTGATGATAACGGAAGAATGGCATGGTTTGCTGCTACTACTGCTGCATCTTCTGATTATAACCAATTTGATGGTTTTGTACAGTTGTTTGTAGATAACTCTGCATCTTTAGGTAAGTATGTTGAGATGACTGCAATAGCAAATATTGAAGATACTAACGGTGATCTAGTTGCTGATGGTGCTTACACTTTGCTTAAATCTGCTTACGAAAATCAAACTAAAGTACTTAGACAAATGCCAAATGCATCTAAGAGTTTTAGAGTTACTGCTACTATTGTAGATAACTTAATGACTACTTACGAGCAATTAGGAACAGGAAATGCTCTAGGTCTTCAGTTGTTACAAGATGGACAATCTCTATCTTTTAGAGGTATTCCAGTTATAGAAATTACAGGATGGGATACACAGTTAGCTGATGCTACCAATCCTAACGGTAACATAGGAAAGAATATGCTAGTTTACACAGTAGATGATAACTTAGTTATTGGTACTGATGTTGCTGATGCTGGTTCTCAATTGAAATTTAGAAGTAATGACGATGACGATGAGTTGTTAAAAATTATTGCTAAGTATAAAATGGGTGCTCAGTTTGTATTTGGTGAGTTGATTTCTTTCTACTACTAAGAATTAAAGCCCTCTTTAGGGAGGGCATTTTTTAACTAATAAATTTTATAAAGATGTCAGAAATTTCAACAGATATTTTAATAAGTTGTAACGATGAAAACCGCAGAGGTGGTATCAAAAGAGTATTCGTTATTAACAAAGATGATGTAACAAGTTTCACAGCTTCAACCGATAATCATAGCTATACAGCAGTAACTTTAAGTACTACTGATGATAAATTCTATGAAATAGAAGGAGAGTTAGAAACAAAACTATATTCATCTGAGGGAAGTAGAGAGAATGGTTCTATTTCTTATGAAACATCATTAGAGGTGTTTGCTCCAAAAATGGAAAAGGTAAAAGCTAAAGCAATTAACTCATATGTTGAGTCATGTGGATTGATTGTTATCTTTGAAACTTACAACAAAGAAACTAACGATAATAAGGCTTTTGTATTAGGTTTTGATGAAATCATGGGCAAAGACGCATCTGTTGATGCTATTGCTAATGAAGTTCTAGAGGCTGAGTTACAAGGTCAAAATGGTTATACAGTTACTTTTGCTGGTAAGCAAGCTCAATTAGTTAGAGAGTTTGTAGGTAGTATTACTACTAACAGTTCAGGAACAGTATCACTAGGTTCATAATCTTGTTTATGGTGGATAGTTGCTAGTTTTGCTTTGCAACATTGGGAGAGTTTAACGGCTCTCCCTTTTTTATATAATCTTAAATATCAATAATTTTATTATATTAGTATTATGAGCAAATTTATTATAAAACCTGAATTTTTAGGTAAAAAAATAATGGGTTCAGTTGGTATTATTAGCCTAACTGATAAAACAAGCCAGAAAGATTTAAAGAAACTTTATAATGCAGGGTTTAAAGATGTTGTATTATTAGAAAAGGTCAAAGATGAGCCAAAAGAAGATAAGTAATATAAAGGCATCTACGGTTAAGACTGACCCAATAACTACTCCAATAGTTAGAAAGGAGAAAAGACCTAATGAGGATATTGAGCAGAAATGGATACCATTTTTTCAAGATTCTCAAAATATCTATGTTAATGATTTAGCAAAAAGGGCAAGAAGGTCTAGTACTCATGGGAGCATTATAAACCAAAAGATAACATTTATTAAAGGTAAACAGTTCACTTTTAAATTAGATGGTGAAAATGTTAGTTACTCAGATTTACCTATTGATTTTCAGGAATGGTGCAAAGAAGTCAACCCAGAAGGAGAAAGCCTTTATGATGTATTTTGTGACCTTGTACAGAGTTATGTTATCACGGGTAATGCTTACCCTCATATTGTAAAAAGCGGTGATTATACTGCTTTATATTGCTATGATTCTACAACGGTTAGAAAAGGTAAAAATGGTGATATAGCATATTTATCAAACTTTTGGAGAGATATCGAATTATCAAATACACCATCTGCACAATATCCTGTAACTGAATTAGATTTTTTTGATGGAACAAATCAAAAGGAGTTTTTAATTCACATAATGAGAAAGTATCCTGAATTTAATTTTTATGGATTACCTGATTATGTAGGTGCTTTAGATTGGATTGACATAGAATATAGAATGTCAAAATACAATATCGATAAGTTTGATAATGGTTTTTTTCCTAGTGTATTGATTCAAATGTTTGGCGAAGTTCCTGATGGAATGAACGCACAACAGTATGTTGAAAAGATTAAAGAAAAATTTACAGGAGAGGCTAACAATGATAAGTTTTTAGTTGAGTTGTTAGATAGTCCTGAGCAAGCTGCAAGTATTAAAGAATTTGATAGGGAGAGAGATGGTGAATTTATGGAGTTATCTCAACTATGCACAAAAGCAATTATATCAGCTCATAGAATTACTCCTAGTTTAGCAGGTTTAGAAACTGCTGGGAAGTTAGGAAGTAGCCAACAGATAAAAGATGAGTATGATAAATTCATGAATAGTGTTGTTATTCCTGATTTTCAAGAGCCATTATTAAAAGTATTAAACAAGATTATAAAAAGAGATACTAAATATGGTAATATTGAAGTAGGTATCTTAAATGTTAGCCCTGTTGGCGATAGTGCTAAAGTTGATTTAAATGCCGTTATTACCATTAATGAAGCTCGTAAGATGCTAGGTTTAGAGATGTTGGAAGATGGTAGAGGTGAGCAGTTTGTTAATGAGAATGCCGTGCAGAATATTGAAGAAGATTCAATAGATGAAGAAGTAGAGAATGAAATAAATAACACTTATCAAAATAGTATTTATTCTAAAACCTATGCAGATTACCCAGATAGTGCAGTTAATAATGCTAAAAGAGGCATTAAGTTAAATGATGATGTTAACAATAGATGTGCTACTAATGTAGGTAAACAAAGAGCACAGGACATAGCAAATAGAAGAGGGTTATCTTTTAGCACTATAAAAAGAACTTTTAGTTATTTATCAAGAGCAGAAGAGTATTATGATCCATCAGATACTAAAGCTTGTGGAACTATCTCATATTTATTATGGGGAGGTAAATCTATGAAAAGCTGGGCAGAGAGTAAAATTAAAGAAATTGAAAACAGTTAAATATGGCGTATAATCAAATAATGATGACTTCAACAGAGGTAAGTACTCAAGCTATAAATGATAATTATTTTGATACTGCTTACTTTGACAAATATATTTTAACAAGCCAAAGAAAGTATGTTAAACCTGTTTTAGGCAAAGATTACTATAATGAATTGTTAACACAGATTGCAGGAGGTAGTTTAACAACAGATAACACTATTATAGTAGATAACTTTATAAAACCTATGTTAGCTCATTACATAGTCTATGAGGTGTATTCTAAGGTTCATACTCAGTTAACTAATCAGGGTGCTATGGAGAATAATACAGAGCAATCTAATCAGGCTAATAATTTTGAATATTCACAATCTAGAGATTTCTATATTAATAAGGCTGATTTTTGGAAAAAAGACATGATAGAATATATTAAAGAGGCTAAAGATGATGATTCAACTAAATTTCCTTTATTTGATGATTGTGATACACCTCCACAAGTAAATAAAAAAGGCATTATATTTTATTAAGATATGGCGATATTACATAGAAATATTACAAATAGTTCTGACATTCATAACCCTAAATGGTTTCCAGATGCTAATAATGGAGATTACTCTTTTAAAAATGAAAAAGGAGAGTTAGAAAGTACTGATGAGTTGTTATTACCTGCTGCTTTAAATTTTGTTGATGGTAGTGTAGCTCCTCCAACTACGGCAACAGGAGACATTTATATTTTGTCTAGTGGTGGTAGTGTAAATGCTGGATGGGGCTCTGTTTCTTTACAAGATTGGGTAAGGTATGACGGTACTGCATGGAATAGCCTAACACCTCAAAAGAGTAGTTTATGCTATGATAAGACTGCTGATTCATTAATGAGCTTTGATGGTTCTGCATGGAATGCTATTAGTGGTGGTGGCGGTGGAGGCGGTAATACTATCTATACTGCTAATGATACAGTCGGAAGTTCAAGACAGGCAACATTAACAGATACTATAACTTTTAAAAATGGAACTTTTAAAAGCGAGGGAGCAGATACTCTATCAACATCATCAGCATTACAAATTTATGATGGTGATGGTACGCCGAATTTGTTATGGGAATTTAGAAATAATGGTAGTGTTATTGTTCATCAAAATGTTAATATTATAGGTAACAGTACTGGAGAATCACAGTTTAAATTTTGCAGACCGATAAACGCTGCTAGTTATGGTGCGTCATATAATATAGATTTGTTTGATTCATCTAATAATCAAACTACTTACGCTCGTTTTGGAGGTAAAATTATATCTAATACAACAGGCTCTGAATATGGAGAGGCAAATATTCAGATTCGAAAAAATGGTACTATAACAACTTTAGCGGAATTTGATTCTGTTGATGGGTTATCAATACTAGCAAATACAACTACTAATCTATTTAAAGCTGGTGATGTCTTTACGGTAAGCACTAGTGATGCTACTATTTATGGTAGTGGAGGTACTTTATTTCAAATTCACAGACCTACAAATGGAGTAGCTGGTGGAGTTGGTTTTAATATTGATTTGAATAACTCAAGTAATGCACAGGCTACTTATGGTAGATTTGTTTCAATAATCGAAACTAACACAGCTGGGAGTCATACAGGTAGATTAGAATTAAGAGTTGCAGATAGTGGAACGGTTACAACTAAAGTGAAAATTAAATCTAACACTATAAATGTAAATATGCCTACAAGCTCAGCAGGTTTATCTAGTGGTGATTTGTATAATGATGGAGGTACAGTTAAAATAGTTTAATATAAATAAGATGATTAAAAATAAAGAATATTATAAAATAACAGGAGATATTACTGCTGATTTTGGAGTTACTGTAACTAATCCAATTGTAAAAATATTTGTGACTGCTAAAGATGTAGAAGTTTCAGGGCTTTTAAATTGTGAGTATAATATCTATTATTCAGAGGATAATTATTTAAGTGGTGCTTATTTTTTTAAAGCCTCTAAAGATGGTAAAAGAATGATTAATTTTACTTACCCTATTTCTAATGTTCCTGATTGGGGTTATCAAAATTATAAGGAGAATCAAAGAAAGATCATAGCAGATACTTTTGGTTTAGATTTACAAAATGTTGAACTAGTACAAGAGGATTAAATGAATAAAGAACAAGCATTAAATATATTAGCAGAATTAGCTTTTAAGGCTGATTTACCAAAAGGGTTAACAGGAAACGATGCTAAAATATACGTAGAGCAAATAACAACAGCCATAAACATTTTAAAAGCAATTATAAAAGAAGAATAAAATAATGAAGTTTTTAACGGTTGAATTCTTACTCCAATTTATAGCATTATTTATAGGTATTTTATCTGCTTTTATAAGATTTAATAACAAGACCGAAAAAAATACTTTATTGATTGTGCAGTTAGAGAAAGATGTTGAGGCTATAAAAGCTGAAGAAAAAGAGAACTATGCAAAGCTTGAAAATAAGATAGGCAGAGTTGAGAGTGATATTAGATGTATCGCTGCTGATATTGGTGAAATAAAAGGAATATTAAGCAAAATAAACGATAACAAATGAAGTTAAGTAATAGCTTTACCTTATCAGAGATGTTAAGAAGTAATACAGCCTTTAGATTAGGTATTGATGAGCAGTTTAACCCATCTAAAGAGGTTATTGATAATTTAACTAGGTTATGTAAAAAGGTATTACAACCGATTAGAGATAGTTTAGAAATGCCTGTAAGAGTCACTAGTGGTTATAGATGTGAAGAGTTAAATAAGGCTATCTCAGGAAGTTTACGAAGCCAACATGTAAAAGGTGAGGCTGCTGATATTGAATTATGGATAAGAGGAAAAGAAAAGAATGCTATTTTATTAGATGAGATCATTAATTTATCATTTAGGGGTAAGATAGAATTTGACCAGTTGATAATAGAGTACCCTGTTAATGATGTTCCAAAGTGGATACATATTAGTTATAGTGATCAAAACAGAAATCAGGTATTAGTAGCAGAAAAAGTAAAAGGTAAAACAGTTTATAAAAAAGCGAATCAATGAAAAAGTTTATAAATATTGCAAAGGGATTCTTTAAAAAAGGAGAGATTGTTAAAAATACTGTTGAGGGTATTGAAAAGATTGGAAAAGTAAAAGTTAGTAAGAAAAAGATTGTACTAGGTATAATAATTGTTTTGGCTATCTTAGCACTATTCGGAGTGATTAGTGAAGAAACATTTATAGAGTTGTTTAAAGAGATAAATTAGGATTTTCCAGCCTCTTCTGAGGCTTTTGTTTGTTTTGTTTAGGAGGGAGTTGTTACCCTCCTTTTTTATTGCTCTAAAAATAAATATTAAAAAAATATTACTTTTATAGTATTATATTAAAAAATTAATATTATCTTTGATTATATCAAACAACAAAACAAAACAACATCATGATTTATACAACATCACTTAAACACTACAAAAAACTTAAATTACAAGGTATTACTTGTCAATTAGTAACAAAACAATCTTTAAACAAATAACAACAAAAACAATAAACATCATGGAAAAGTTCAAAAAAGTATTAGAGCAAATACTAACAGCAGAATACACTATTTTTAATGTAGAATATATTAAAAAAGATGGTACATTACGCAAAATGCCTAGTGCTAGATTGCACGTAAAAAAAGATACTAATGGTAAAGGCATGAAGTATAATGCAATTGAAAAAGGTTTGCTTCCTGTATGGGATATGAAAAAAAACGGATGGCGAATGGTTAATTTAAAACAAGTAACTAAATTAAAAATTAAAGGAGAAGAGCTTATTTAGGCTCTTTTTTATAAAACAATTATTAATATTTAAAACAAACAATTATGAAAACTTTACACACACAAAAGACAGGAGCTGGACATTTTAGAATATTTGTTTCAGAAGATTATGAGAATCTAGGACATTTTGATACTACTGATGGTGAAATATACGACGACATCAACGAAATGAACAATGATGGTTTTGAAAAACACTTAACATACTTTGAATCATTTGATGAGATTATTAAATATTGCTTTAATAAAATCAATTATTAATATTTAAAACTAAATAAGATGAGCAGATTAGAAAAGTACCAGAGAGAGCATTTAGAAAATGTAGCATTTGATAAAGCTGAATTATACAATGAGCAGATAGAATCTGAAAATGATGAAATAGAAACTGCTTTTTGCAAAGATATATTAGTAGGTAATTTAGGAGCTGATGCAGTTAGTAATTTATCTCAATATAATCTTAATATGATTATAGAATCAATGAAAGAATATGCTAATGACTTTAAAACTAAATAAAATGACAAACGACCAGAAACATATCAAATTCATGCATAAGCTACAAAGTAGTATAAATGCGTATGATGTAGTATTAGAGGATGCTATTAAATCCAGAAATAGAAATAAGATAGAAGATTTAAACGATTTCTATGATGGCCAAGTAAAGAAGTATCAAGGGAAAAAGGATACAGCACAGGAGCTAAAAGAGTATTATGAGTACCTTTTTAAATAACGGTTTGGCTATGATTAGTCATTTGAGGAACGAAAATTATTAATTATAGGCTTTGTTATAAGCCGTTTTAAAAGATATGAATTATGAAAGCAATTTATGTAATACAAGATGTAAAAACCAAAGAATACTTTTGGCAATATAGAATAGAGGAAGGTTTTAATGCTAACATTACAGAAGCAACTACCTTTAATAGCGAGGAAGAAGCAGTGAAGCAAATGCAAGAGGAATACTTGGAAGATTTATTTGACACAAGAATATTAGAAGTGCGTAAGTTTTATGGCTTATAACATCAAATAACAGCTTTTTAAATTGCTGTTATGAAATGTTATAGGCCGTTTTAATGGCCTTTTTTTTAAATTAAATATAAACAGATATGACTGAAAAAGAAAAACACGAAAGTTATCTAAATACAGTACAAACTTGTATTGATATTTATGGTAGTTTATTAAAGATGTCCAAAAATAGATTAACTGAGAATAGTGGTGAATGGCTTCATTATCAAATAAGAACTTATGCAGCTAAAAAAGAAACAGCAGAGGATTTAAAAGATTATTACAACAGATTATTTAAATAAAAAAAATGGATATAGAAAAAGTATTATTTCCTGAAAAGGATAAATTAAAAAAAAACAAATATGAATGTACATCTATTATTGTTGATGAAGATTTAGACCCAATTAAATGTTGTTTTTATGGTGATGGTTTGGTTCACTTAGATATAGAACAGTATAGTGAAGTTGTTTTAAATAGAAAAAATTTAAACACTTTACGAAATTTACTATCTAAAGCTGATAAATATTATAGAGAACAAGAAAGCCTGTAAAAGGGCTTTTTTTATTAATTTTAAAATAAAAAGATGAACAAAAAATCAATTATTTATGTATGTATAGCTGTATTGTGGGTTTTAATTTTAGGCTCTTATTTTATTGATTCAGAAATTTATACAGAAGTAGTATTATGGATGTTTGTTATACCAGCTTTAGCAGCAGTGATTTATTTATTAATTATACTTTATGTGGGGATTAAAAGCTTATTTGATAAAGAAAAATAAACACTATTCTGGGTTTAGATTTAGGCCATTTTTCAGGTGCAGGGAGATAACAATACTATTTAAGTTCACAGAATCTTGTAGGTATGTTAGTGATGATGAACAATTAACAGAACAGATTAATAAACTTGTAGGCTTTGGTGCTTTATGGCATCATAGAAACAGCGTTAGAATAGGATGGAGATACTCAGCTAAAAAAGATAAAATTAAACTTTATACTTACAAATATGTTGAAGGGGTGCTAATACAAAAGCATTTTGATACTGTTAAAATAGGCCAATACAACAAACTAAGAATTAAGGCCCATAGAACTTACTGGTTAGGTAAATTTTTATACCCATATTTTGGAGGTAAGGCTCCAGCTCCGCATGATATTAAAATTTTATTAGATTTTGTGTAGTTTTTTTGTGTTGTATATTAATTTTTTATTATATTTGTATATAGTTAATAATTAAAACAAACAAATATGAGAAATTTTACACAGTACACAACAAATGAAAAAGATGGGCAAAAAATTGATTTAACAATTAAAACAAATCAAGATGGCTCAGGTACATTTTACTATACTATTACAGATGAAATTGTATATGAGGTTGAGTTTGAATATGAGATTGACAACATTAGTTTAAATATTAATGACGTTGTAGATGATTTTGATGTAGAAGCTTTTAACCTTTATTGCTATGATGTAGAAGGTGATGATTGCGAAACTCCTGAAGAGGTTGTTAAAGAGTTAGGTTATTTATTAAAATATACTCTTTATGGATTTGTTGAAGCTCCAGAGGATGATTTTAAAGAATGGATATAAATTAAATAGTAGAAAGATGGAAAAGGTAAATTTAGGGGAGTTCTTACATAGGAACTCCCAAAAGACAAACAAAGAACTGGCTGAAGATATTAGGCAAGTTAAAAAGCTAAGTAATAAGCATGATAATGTAGTAGTTCATCAAGAAAAGAAAAGCCTTGACACTACTGCTGAAAAGTTATCTAAGAGTATTAAGAGCTTTAATGAAGATGCAGAATTAACAATAACTATAAACGATAAAACATGGAAACAGGATTAGAAAGATCATTAAAAACAGTAGATATTAAAGGTAAGGCCTATGTAACAGTAAATGAACGTATAAAGTACTTTAGAGAGCATTTTACAGGGTATAGGCTACTTAGTGAGATAGTGTATCACAATCAGGCTACTTTTTTAGAATGGCATGAGTTTGATGCAGAAGGTAATAAGGTTAACAAGTCTGCATGGACTAAGGGAGAAATATGCTTTAAGGCATCTATTATTAATGAGCAAGGTTATGTAGTTTCTACTGGTTATGCAATGGAAAAAGCGGATAGCTCATACATTAACAAAACTAGTTATATTGAAAACTGTGAAACTAGTGCATGGGGTAGAGCTTTAGCCAATTTTGCAATAGGTGTTGATAGTTCAGTTGCTAGTGCTGATGAAGTTGCTAATGCTATTAAAAATCAAAAATAAATGGGTTTTGATAATACTACTGAGAATGCTAGCGACTGGCAAATATCAATAATTGAAAACTTAATACCTTTGTCTTACATACCTCAACAGGAAAAGGATGAGGTGGAAAGAATGATTTTTGATACAGAGTTAAAGTATGATGAAGCTGAAGCTATTATAACTTATTTAAAAGTAAATAGCATACCAACATTAGAAGATGAATTTAATAGAAAAATAAACGACAAAAAGTAAATAACATGGAAAATAACTTAGAGTTCCCTCAAGGGTTAATATTTAAACTACCTAGAGATAAAGCACCAGATTTTATAAAGGGCAGCTTATCAATTAAGAGAGCAGAGTTAATACAATGGCTTAACAGCAAATCTGATGAATGGATTAACCTTGATTTAAAAGAGGGCAAATCTGGAAAAGGTTATGCTGCTGTTAATACATGGAAACCAGAAGGCAAAGCTAACAACATACCAGTAGCAAAAGATGCTGCTGATGATTTACCGTTTTAATTATGGATAAACAAGATATAGATGATTTGATATGGGGAGTACAGAAGGTAATAACGTGGTATTCCTCTGCTGATTTTGGGCATGGTGATATTGATAACCTTATAAAGGCAAAACGTAAACTTGTAGGCTACGCTTTTTCATTTAGTGAGGTTGTAGGTTTTGCTTTACATGAATATAATAACTCTTATAATTTAAGAAAAAGAGTTATAACTGAAAGAAAGATGTTGTATAGTAAGGAATTTAATTCAGTTTCTAAGGCTGAAATGAAAGCAGAGATAAAAAGCCATAAATTAAGAGCTGATGAGGCTGAAAATGAAGCTCTTTACAGAAAGGTTAAAAGCTACTTTGATACTATGAGAGATGCGATTACTAGCATTACACAGGATATTAGTATATTGCGTAAGGAGTATGAAGATTCAAGAGTACACGATAATAATTAAACAATGACTAAAATAAAATTAGAGGTTGCTATTAAAAAATATAATACTTATGTCAGTTATGCTATAAAGATAAATTCTGATTTTGTATCATTTAAAATGTTTTGTGCTATGATGCAATTTAAATTTATTAAATAATATGACATTTACAATCAATGGAAATTGCCCTTCTAAAAGTAACTGCTACAAGGTTATTAAATTAGGCTCTAAATGTTCACTAGGAAAACAAAAACATCTTAAAAGCTATGAGAATAGTTTTATGATGCAGATGCTACAATACAAGTATGATTTAATAGATACAGAATTTAAGTTTATTATTGATGTTTATTATAATTCACGTAGGCCCGATTTAGATAATGCTTTAAAAGTTATATTAGACTGTTTACAAAAAGCTAGAGCCATAAAGAACGATAACAAGTGTGTTGAGATAGTTGCAAAAAAACATTTAGATAAAGAGAATCCTAGAGTAAAATTTACTATATTACCAGAATAACATAAGGAGATAATTTATTCTAAACGAGGTAAAATTAATTTTTTACCTTTTTTTTTGTGTTTGTTTTTTATATTAAAAATTTATTATATATTTATGCAAACAAATAAACAATTTACAATGCATTTTACAGAGATTGAAAAGAGTATGCTATTGACTAAGGGTATAGTTAATGCAATTAATGAAGTAGATGAAAACTTGTCTTATAAAGAGCTTGCTGAAAGCGTGGCATTTATAATGCATGAATATTATTCTGAAGATAATAGGCAAGAATTTTTGAAAACTTTAAAAAATTTATTAACATGAGTGAGTTAGATACTTTTAACAAAAATTTTCTAATATTTGCTAATGCTATTAGTAATTTTGAGAATCAGTTAGAAAAAACTGATTACAAACAAGAAGATATTAAGCTTTTAGTTTTCCAAACACAAAACAAGCTCAAAAATTTATATCAAGGCATTTCTGATGAACTTGATAAAATTGAACAATTAAAAAACTTTTAACTAGATTATGATTTACAGCGAAAATGACCTTTACAAAGCCTACACATTGTTTAAAAAAGGCTTTAATTTTTATGATGTTACAAACTACTTTAAACGAAACAATGTAACTCTTTATGACAAACAAAAGATAGAATTAATAATTGATGCCGTTCTGCTGCATTATCAGATTACAGAAAAAGATTTTAGCGGTAAAAGTAGGCAAAGGCATTTTGTAAATGCTAGAGGTGCTTATTATTATTTATCCAGAAACTTAACTAAAAACAGTCTTAAATTTATTGGTAAAAGGGTTAATCGTGACCATGCCACTGTATTAAATGGATACCGCTTAGTAGTTGATTTACTGGAGTTTAATTCTGATGATATAAATAAAGACATTGAGCAAGTAACATCTATTTATAATAAATATGTAGCTGCTAAAAATAAAGAGAATCAGTTTTTAATAGATGCCTTATGCAGTGTAAGGATTTAGACTTTTTAAGGCTGGTACTCTTTGTTTATTTTAATTCTTCTTTAAGTCATAATTCTTATTCTAAGTATTTATTTTGTTACTTAGCACATGAAGAGTTAAAAACAAATCAACAAACAATTTCTAAGTATTTAGGTTGTAATATAAGTAAAGTAAGAGCTTATAAAAAGAAGATTACCAGCTTATTAAAGGCTGATGATAAAGTATTACTTAATGATTTAGAACAAATTAAAAAACTACTAAATAATGGCAAAAGATAAAAAGAGTTTTATACTCTATTGCGATTACCTCCATACCTTTTCAAAACTACCTGATGAATTTGCTGGAAAATTAATAAAACACGTTTTAGAGTATGTTAATGACATGAATCCAGAATCTGATGACTGGATGTTAAATGCAACTTTTGAACCCATAAAAAGGCAATTAAAGAGAGATTTAAAGAAATATGAGAAGATACAGGAACGCAATAGAGTCAATGGTGCTCTAGGTGGAAGGCCTAAGAAAAACCCAGAAAACCCAGTGGGTTTATCTAATAACCCAGAAAACCCAGTGGGTTATTTTGGAAACCCAAAAAACCCAAAAAAACCTGATACTGATACTGTTAATGATAATGATATATATATAATTAATAAAAAAATAAATTCGATTCTTAAAAGATTTTCTGAAACAAGTTATCAACAAAATGAGATAATTTATAAAACGAATAAAGAAGAGCTTACAAAACACTTAAAAAGATTCTTAGAAATTAAAAAAGATTCTGAAGAGTTTAGGAACAAACAATACGGAAATATTATATCTTGGTTCTGGAATTGGTGTAACAGCACTAGCAAACCAAAAGAAACAAACAACAACACAGCAGCTCCTTGGATAGAGGGCAGTAAATAGATGGAAAATTTTTATACAAAACCTTTTCATGAGCTTCAGGGCTTAGATGAAATTAGATTAGGTAAAGTTCAGCAAGGCTTAGGCATAGGAGTACAAGCCTTTGATAATCATATCAAATGGAAGCAAGGCCAGTTTAACATGGTTAACGGGCATGATAACGTAGGGAAAACAGATGTACTGCTTTGGTACTTTGTTTGCATGAGTAAGCTACATGGCAAAAAACATCTTATCTACTCTTCTGAGAATACGGTTAGAAGTCAGGTATTTAAAATTTTTAACTTTTGGACTGGTAGAAGATTGGACAAAGATTACTCAATTGATGATAAAGGTTTTCAGCATACCCTAAATGAAATATCTGATTATTTTGAGTTTATCCCTAACGATAAAAGATATACTGCTTATGATATTCTGGACATAGCCAGTAAAAAGCATCATGATGGGTTGTTAGTAGACCCTTTTAATTCGTTAATGACTGAAACATCTAACAAACATCAAGAGGACTATGACATTTGTGCTAATCTTAGAATATTTGGAGAGCAAAACAATACTAACGTTTTTGTAAATGCTCACTTAGTAACTCAGGCTGCTAGGAATAGATACCCTAAAGACCATGTTTACGAGGGCCATTTAGCAGCTCCTGAGAAAGCAGATACTGAAGGAGGGCAAAAATTTGCAAATAGAGCAGATGACTTTTGGACTATCCACAGAATGACACAGCATCCAGAAAGATGGAATATAGGAGAACTGCACGTTAGAAAAGTTAAAGAAACTATTACAGGAGGTTGTGTAACTCCCAGAGATAAACCAATTGAGTTGAGGTGGGTTAATCACTGTGCTTATTTCATTAACAACGAAAACCCATTAGAGCATACTTATGAAAAACCAGCAGAGCAATTAGAACTAATAAAAACTAAAGAACATCAAAATATGAGCAAAATGAGTTATAATTTTGATGATATTGATGATGATTTACCATTTTAAACAACAAACTATGCTAAGTGAAAAGCCAGAAATCAATTTATTGCCTATTTACGTGATGTTTAAGGACACCAAAAATATTTTTGGTGGTAATGTATATCTAGAGGTGAAACAAGCCCTAGAAACGTCTGATATTGCGTTAAGAAGATTATTTAAAAACTTTGAAGAAAAACAAATGACAGATAATCCACTAGCAGAATTAACAGAATCCGCTATATTTTCAGTAGCAGAATTAGAATTTTATGTTGATACAGTTGCTGATGAGGTTACAAAATTAAAGAATGAAAACCAGCTTTTAAAACAGGAAAATTTAAAGCTTAGAGAAGATAATTATAAACTAAAATTAGAAAATCAATCTTTAAAGTTTTAGTATTAAAAAATTATTATTATCATTGTAAAAATAAACAACAAACTAAACAATTATGACACAAAAACAAAGGTTGCTCGCCTATCTAGAGCAAGGCAACAAGATTAACCCATTAAAAGCATGGCAAGAGCTAGGAATATACCGCTTAGCATCGAGAATATGCGACCTAAGAAAAGAAGGAAATGAGGTAAAAGATGAATGGTTAGAAGTACCTAACAGGTATGGTGAATTTGTACGAGTTAAACAATATTATTTATAATTAAAACAATCAAAAATGGAAAAGTTAAAAAGAACAAAACAAGCAAAATTATTTAATGACAAAATTGAATTAATAACTTTAGATTCTGTAATAGGCTCTGGGTATGAGGAGGATGTTGCAAAGTTAGCTATTGAAGATAAAATAGCTTACCGAGCAGCCCGTAAAAATATGCAAATACACTCAGCTATTATATTAAAAATTAATGAAGAGTTTGCTGGTTTTTTTACGTTTGAAATTAACCACGATGCTAAGGAATTTTGCCTATTACAGTCTGCAATGTATCCACGTTTTAAAGATGTTGAAATATATTCAATGATGGTAGATAAAATTATTGAACATAATACTTTTGGTTATCCTATGATAATGACAGTTTCTAAAAAACATGATTTAGAAAAACCATCAGTATTTAAAGATTTAGGATTTAAAACAAACATAGATAAGAATGATTTTATTTACATGGTTTACGGTGAATTATCACAAGTTAGGTTAAAATTACTAGTCCATACTGCAATGACTAATTTATGGAAAAGTACATCGGGTTTATGGTTAAAAAATAAAAGAGAATGGAATAATAAAATAGAAGAGGCTGGTGAAAAACATGATGTTTTAAATCCTAAGTTTGCAAGTAGAGAGGGATGTTGGCAAGGTTCAGCAGGTTTTTCAAATGTTGTTTTATCAAAAAACGAAATAAAAAACGGCAAAATTGTACACAACAATAAAAAGTCATTAAATGGAAATGCATCAGTACTAGACCCTACTGCATGTGAAATTATTTTAAGGATGTGTATGCCTAAAAATGGTGTTAGGGTTTATAATCCTTTTGGTGGTGGTGTTCAAATGGGGTTTATTACAGGCTCACACGATTTAGAATATTTAGCAACAGATATTAGACAGAATCAAGTAGATGCGAATAATAAAATATGTTCAGATTTTTATCGTACAAGATGGATTAAAGCCGATAGCTCAACTTATGAACCTAAAGAAAAATTTGATTTAGTTTTTAGTTGTCCTCCATATTATAGGGTTGAAAAGTATATTGATTATGACGGATTACCTCCAGAAGGTGAAATAAATCACTTAGGTAGTTATGAAGAGTTTAGAGATACGCTTTTTGATGGTTATAAAAAAGCAATAGCATCAATGAATGATAATACCTTTTTTGTAGTGATGACAGGTGATAGCAGAGGTAAAGATGGTGCTTATTATGGCTGTGAGGCTGAGCATGAATTGTTTTTTAAAGAGCAAGGATTACATATCTATAATAAAATAATCTATTTAGAAAGTGAGTTTACTAGATTTAGTCAAGCTAAAAAAACACTACATAATAGGAAGTTTCCTAAAGCCGACCAAAAAATTTATATGTTTTACAAAGGAGATATGAGTAAAATAAAAGAGTTGTATCCTAATATTGGTAGAATGTGAGAAAGTATAAAGATGAAATATCCCTCTCTAATAATGAGAGGGGTATATGGGATTTAGACACTATAAAAGGTTGTAAGTCTGGTATGGCTTTAAATAAAAAAGGTTGTTATGGTGATTGTTATGCTTTTAAAACGGCAAACAGATATAAAATAGATTTTAGTACATCAGTAGAACGAAGTTTTATAAACGAAGCTCATAGATTACAAATTATAAGACAAATTGAAAAAATAGATATGCCTTTTATTAGAATTGGTTGTAGTGGTGACCCTTCTGAAAACTGGCAACATACAATTAACATTATAAGTGAATTAAAACGGCAAAAACAACTATCATTATTTGATATATCTTCTAATAAAAAGATTGTAATAATTACTAGACATTGGAATACTTTAACGGATAATCAGCTAAAGGAAGTTAGTAAATATAATTTAGTTATAAATACATCAATTTCGGCTTTAGATAGTGATGAATTAATAGAAAAGTGTTTAAATGAATATAATCGAATTAAAAATTATTGTAAATCTATTTTGAGGGTTGTTACTTGTGATTTTAACGAAATGCACCCAGAGGGCAAAAAAAGAGCAGAAATTCAACGTAAATTATTAAGAAATGATAACATAATTGACACCGTTTTTAGACCTTCTAGCAATAATCAATTTTTGGTTAATAAAATTATAAAAGCCAAAAAAATGTCTTTTATGCAGTCTAAAACTCTTTTAAGTAAATACAATAAAAAAACATTTATAGGTAAGTGTAATAAATGTATTGAGCAATGTGGATTAAATGTATAAAATGCAAGATATAATAAGTACCAATTACCAGAGCATAGTAGATAGGGGTTTTATTACTCCTACTACTACGCTTTTTGAGTTTT